GAAACAATGGTAACTTAGTACAATACAATAGAGGTGAATTCTCTGCTAACTTAATCCGTTCTGTATTTGGAGATTTATTCTACAGAAGAGTGGATGTGAAAGATAGAAGTGTTAAGATGTATACTAATGAAGCTGGATTCGACGTATTCCAACAAGCTTTAAAAACAGATGCATTGAATTCAGGTCTTACTTTCATGGCTGATTCTGGAAACAGATACATGCAAGGTGAAGGACAACATATCACTTACAACTTTGCATTTGATGCAATGGTAACTCGTGAGACTGGTAGAGTTGAATTGATTCACTTAAAAGAATTAGATTTACCACAAACTAACTTAGAGTTTGGACAAAACAAAAAATCTACTCCAGTATTTATGGTGTTTGATGTTTCTCCAATGTCTGATGGTTCAATGGTAAACAACATTAGAGAAGTACGTATGAAAGGTGCTCCTTCTATGACATGGGGTTATATTGATGGTACTCGTCACCACTTAGGTTTTGCTAAGTCTCAAGGTATGAGTTCAGCTAACAAATTCCCAGGATACGAAATCTGGATGAAAGACAGATGTGATGTATTCATCGAAGATTTATCTAGAACTGTGTTGATCGAGGAAATCCCACAATTCTAATAATAAAAACAGTAGTTACTACGCTACCCATTATAGAACAGCGTCCCAGAGTAACTCTTTTATCCGAGAAAAATCCCCTCACCTCCTCTCCCTCCTAGAGGGGATGATTCTCAACCCAGAGTGTTTGATATGGATAGCATCCATGATCAAGTTCCTTCAATGGGACCACTCTACAAATTAAACCAAATTATTAAATTAACTACATTATGGGTAAATCAGGCAAAATTTCTACTATCAAAAGAGAATACAATAGTTCTCAGTTACAAACTATGGATAGTGGGTTAGCACAAAAAGGTATGACAAGAATTCCTGGAACAGGAGTATTCAAATATCCTTACAAAGAATTAGATGGTAAGTATAGAACAGGATTAGATCCAGATGCTACTTACATCAAAAGAATTCAAGATCCAACTGAAAAAGAACTTGAAATCGAAAGAGTTACAAATCTTAAAAAGAAACTTGAGAATGAGATTGGTGATATTGATCTTGGTCCACGTTCTAAATTCTGGAACTATGGATTATCAACTTCAACAGATGATCAAACACACGTACAACCAGTTAAGTTATTAGATGATGATAATTATTTTGATCTATCAAATGCTTTTCAAGAAATAGCCTTTTCATGGTTGAGAGTACATCCAACAATTGCATCTTCTTACCAAGCATGGGAAAGAGGAGAGTATCCAGCAGAAACACAGTTTTATGTTGTTGATGATGAGATTGAAACTGCAATTTTATTTAAGAAAAAACAATTGATTAATAAAGCAATTGTTAAGTTTGATCAAATGACTCCTGAGAAGAAACGTAAAGTTGCAAGACTTTTAGGACTTCCAGTAACAGAAGATTCAAAAGAAGAAGTGGTATACAACTTAGTAGATAATGTATTGAAACAAACAGAATTCAAGAATGGTAAATATTCAGGATTGAATCCAGTTGAAGTGTTCAATAGATTTGCTGACATGAAAGAAAGTTTACTCCATATTAAAGATTTAGTAAAACAAACTGTATTACATTCAGTTTATAGAATCAAACCTAATGGTAAGGTTTATGAAGGTGAGTTTGAAATAGCTTCAGATGAAGAAGATTTAATTAAATTCCTTGCAGATGATGATAACCAAGATGAGTTATTGACATTAGAAGGTAAATTAAAAACTAAAAAACTAGCTTCTATTTAAGAGGCTAGTTTAAAAATATAAAAGAATATGATACCAGTAGATAGTTTATTATATAAGATCGATCAGAAACTAAATAAACTATCAACTAATGCACATCAACAAATTCAATTAGAAGATAAAATCTTAGCTCTTAATGAAGCTCAGATCAAGTTGATAAAACAAAAAGTTGATGGTCTTAGTGTTGCTAGTGGATTAGGACTTGATTCATTTAAAAAACGTTATGAAGACCTACAAAGTCTTGTAATGAATTATAATCATCAACCTTTAGAATTATTCTTAAAAGATGCTGATCTAAACCAATGGGCTGCTAATGTCCATCTACTTGAGCCAAGATATATGTTCTATGTAGATAGTTATGTTTTAGCAGACAAAGGAAGATGTAAAGATAGAAAGATTTGGATTAATCGAGATCTTGCTAAACATGGTGATCTTCAGTTTATATTAAACAACGATCATTATAAACCTTCATTTGAATACCAAGAAACATTTAATTTCTTAGCATCAGATGAAATCAGTATATTCACAGATGGTACGTTCACACCTAAGAATATACAGATAATGTACATGAGATACCCAGTGTATATAAATAAAACAGGATATATCATGTTAGATGGTCAACCATCATATGATGCTGATTGTGAACTAGAAACATATTTAGAAGATGAATTGTTAGACTTAACAGTTCAAAATCTAGCAATGTATACTGAAAACTCTGCAGCAGTACAAAGTGCTCAGTTCAGAATACAAACAAACGAATAAACTTTATTAACATTTAAAATAAATTAAAATGGCTGATTTTTCATTAACCACGCTCTTCGTGGTTCCAGTAGCGCAGGCAACTGTCGTTAGTTCTGGCTCAACACAAAACCTGACTGCAGGTACTGTGGGAATTTTTAAAAGTGATTACGCTGTAGCTACTTCAGGTAACATTGCTGCTTCTCCTTACTTCTACATTGCTCAAGGAAGAGAAAACACTTATCTTCAAGGATCTAAAAGATCTGACAAGATATCAGGTAAAAACAATGCTGGTACAGGTCAAAATGTAACTGAATGGTACAAAGTATCAGGATGTGCAACTGCTGCTAACCAAATTACCGATGTAACTAATTTCAGTGTACAATGTGGAGAAAGTATCACGTTAACTTTACGTGCTCACTCTTCTTATATTGATACATTGTATTTCAATGGATTTACACGTTCAGTAACTATCCAAGCTCCATGTTGTGGTTGTTCAGACAATCCATGTGATGATGTACCTGATAATACAATCATCAACTTATTGATTGCTAAATTAAGACAAGCTGCTCCAGGTACTAACCCTGACAACATTAGTTTTAATACATTCTTTACATTTGAGAATATAGGTGGTACAATCTTACGTATTATAGGAAAACCTTTAACTACATATGGACAACCATGTGATATTGCAGCGTTCCCTTTTGAATATGACAGAATGTATTTCAGAACTTTTGTTTATGCTGGTCCTGCTACTACTGCTGACTTTATTGTTGCTGACAATTGTAATTTTGTTGCTCAACCAATCATCACTCAACGTTCTTCTTATCCTACTGGACAATCTGCAGAGATTGCTCAATTAGAGAAAAACTTCTATAGCTACCAAGCTGGTTACTTGAAACATTTATATAGAATGAATGGATATAATGAGAACTTTGAAACTTATGTTAATTCAGGTTCTACTTATACCACATACTATATCAAATTCAATGCGTATGATAAATCTGCATACCAATGGGGTGATTACATTGAACAAGATTCTATGGTGATTGTTGCTATTCCTGTAAAATCAGGTGGTGGTGATATTACTTCTGGATTTGAAGCAATTTTAGTAGCTGCTTTAGGAAGTGTAATAGATCAAGGTACTCCTTGTGCTAGTACAACTACTACTACTTCTACTGCTGCTCCATCAACAACAACTTCTACTTCTACTCAAATTCCTTAAGAATAAACAGTAGATAAATATTAATAACCTATGCCAGGGGAAAGAGGATAAATCTCATATTCCTCTGGCATAATTATTTAAAACAAACATGGCAAACTTACAATTAGATATACTAGTAGTACCTACCTACGATGTTAATACTCTTGGTGTTGCAGATGCTTCTGTATATCCTACAAATCCTCCAGAGGTCTCTGCACCTACTATTGAGATTGATATTCCAGGATTTGGAAACAAATTTTTACCTTTTGTTCCTGATCAAACCAATGTATTTACATCATCTAATTTAGGAATATCAGAACCTGGTTGTAATCAACCTCTTCCAGATGGAATATATAGATTAAAATATTCTGTTGCTCCTACATATCAGAACTATGTAGAAAAAACTATTATACGTGTTGATAGACTTCAAGAGAAGTTTGACAGTGCGTTTTTGCAATTAAATATGATGGAGTGTGATAGAGCTCTTAGAACACAATCTAGTGTTACATTAAATACAATAAACTTCTTTATACAAGGAGCAATTTCAGCAGCTAACAACTGCGCAGAATATGAATCAAATACATTATATGCTCAGGCAGATAATATGTTAAATAGCTTTTTAAGAACCAACTGTGGTTGTTCAGGTAACAACTACTTAATAAACTTTTACTAATTATGGCACAATGTAATTCATGTGGAACTAGTGTAGGATGTGGATGTCAATTAAGCAATGGCTTATGTCCAACATGCGCAGCTAAAGTAAACAACTAAAAATTTTATCTATGTTATCACCAAGACTAACCAATTGCCCAGAGTGTGCTAATATTCCTTCTTTACTTAAAAAGATAGATTGTAAGTTAGCAGAGCTTGGTAATAATTTGTACAACAATATTTCATATATGTTGAACAAACCTATACCTGCTGGTGACATTCTTCAATTGATAACATATAGGAGGATATTACTATATAAACATTGTAATCCTGATTATATACACGAGTATACTATACCTATGATATCTAGTAGAGTGATTCGTCTCACTGTAGGATGTATTAGTAGATGTAATGAACCTGAACCTTGTATAGAGGTTCCTTGTGAGGTTAAAGTGATACTTAATCCTACAACAACTACTACAACCACTACATTTGGAGGTTGTAAATCATTTATATTATACAACACTTCAACTTCTGCAGAAAATATTTTAATTGGTAATTGTAGTACAGAAGAAGCAGAAACAATAACTTTACAAGGACTATCAAGTATTTGTTTATCAACAATGGTACCTCTTACTCCATCAGCAAATATTGTAGTGATAGATACAAATTCTTGTACCACTTCAACAACTACAACTATCTCACCTGCACTTTGTAAATGTATTACATTTACTAATGGAAATGTTTCAGTAGGTTCATATTCATATACTAATTGTTTAGGTGCTGAAATAGCAGGAAATATTAATATAAATCAAACAATAAAAGTTTGTGGGTCTAACCCATATGTTTCTGAAGATGCATCATTTACAATAGGTACAAATTGTACTGGTGGATTATGTCCTATCACTACTACAACAACAACCACCACAAGAGTTTAAACCTTTTAAAATAATATAATATGTCAACATGCTCAAATTGTTATAACGGATGTACAGAGATTGTCTCTGACAGATGTATTAAATATACAGGAATAGATGTTCCTGTCTTAGGAATCCAAACTGGTGATTCATTATCATTTGTAGAACAAGCTTTGATTACATTTCTTACAGCTACAATAAATGGTACAGGAATTAAACCAATTATAGATAATACTATTCTTTGCACTATTATAAAACAATATTTACCAACTTGTGGAGATATTACATTAAACGATATTTTGTCAGCTGTTATAAAAGCTACATGTAATCTTCAACAACAAATACTTATTGTTTCACAAAATCTAGAAGAATTAAATGCTGATTATACAATTGGTTGTTTAACAGGTGTTACCCCTTCTTCAAATACACATGATATTGTACAAGCTGTAATAACTAAACTATGTTTAGTAAATAGTAATTTAGGAGCTCTTGCTCTTGAACTTCAGAATCAATATTCAAGTAATGGAGTTGAGTTAGATAATTATATTTCTAATTATTTAGCTACACATTCATCTAGCGTTAATTTAGTTAGTAATAGAATGGTTCCTTTTTCAGTGGTTCCATATTTTGGACCATTAAGCAACTTCTCTAGTACAGGAGTAGGACTTGGTGATTGGGATAGAATATTCTTATGTAATGGACTTAATGGAACTCCTGACACAAGAGGTAGAGTTCTTGTAGGTGTAACAGCTGTTCCTGGTGGAGGAGCATATCCTTCTCAAACTGATCCAGCACTTGGTAATCCTAATTATACATTAAATGTACCATTAGGTGCAAATGGTGTTGCATTGTCAATTGGACAAATGCCTCAACATGCTCACCCTAATACTACAGCTGTCACTATTATATCTCCTAATCCTCATACACATGCTATATCTCCTCAGGTACCATTTGTAAGTGGTAAAGTTACTCCAACTGGAACTGGATCAACAGGATCAACTACTCCTGTAAATACTACATTGACTTCTGCAGATGTTAATTTAACAGCAGCAACAACAGTAACAGTAGCAGATCAAGGAGCAGGACAATCACATCCAAACTTCCAACCTGGACTAGGTTGTTATTATATAATGTACATACCAGCACCTTAATAAATCAATAACATGTCATATCCTTTTTTACCAGTAAATTCTTGCTGCACAGATATAGTTTTAAATAATCCTTGTGGATGTAGTTCTACAATGACTAATGTTGGCTGTGGGCAAAATCCATGTGAAACTAGTATAGTTTTATCTAGTAATGTTCTTTATGATGGTCCTAATCTATCATGTATTATAATTGAACCATGTGACACACTTAATGTTATATTACAGAAAATCGATCAGATTATATGTAATCTATTGAATCAAATCAATACATTAAATATCCAAATTCATAATATTACTACGCAGATAATAAACATTGAGGGTGATTTAATTAATATAAATAACCAATTAGCTCAATGTTGTAATGCTACAACAACTACTACTACTACTACAAAAAAACTTTGTGAACAATTCTCATTGAATAATACAGGAGGTACAGCAGTAGCTATAACTATTACTGATTGTGTTACAGGTATACCATCTGCTATTGTATTATTACCAGGAGCTACAAATATTTGTGTTGTAACAGATAGTCCTCTTATAATTCCAGGAACTGTTATTGCAACACCAAATGGTCCTTGTTCTCCTCCAACTACTAGCACAACATCAACAAGTAGCACTAGTACTAGTTCAAGTACAACTACCACAACAACTACAGCAATTCCTTGTGAATGTTTAACATTCTATAATAGAGATTCTGTTAGTCGTACTATAACTTATAAAAATTGTAGTGGAGCAACTGTTGCACCACAAACAATTACTGTAGGTCAAACTATAAAAGTTTGTGGGTCTCAAGGATCTTCTAACAGTGCTCTTGTAACTATTTCAATAGGTGCAAATTGTATTAGTGGGGTATGTCCTGCTGATCCTACTACTAGTACAACTAGTACAACACTTACAACAACTAGTACAAGTTCATCTACAACAACTACTTCTACTACATGTAATCCTTCTGCAACACATCCATATTCAGCTGGTTCAATTTATGGAACTAGTACAGATGCATATTTTATTAATGATTTAACAGGTGCTTGTAATGCAAAAACTTGTTTAGTAGCAATTTCTTGTTATGAAGCAACTACAAATGTTACATATTTTAATAATGCAGTTCCTCAAATAGGAGATACTTGTTATGGAACTTCTACAGGATGTGTTTTAACAAATATTGTTGATGGATATTATGTACTTCATATAGGTCCATTTTTGGGTGGAACTTATACAGTTATTGAAGTAGTTAATAGTAAAATAGTAGCGTTTCCAGTATGTCCATAATAAATAAAAATATAAAACATGGCTAATTGCTCTAATACAGATAGTACAATAATAGTAGGAACAAGTGTTGTTTCATATGACAGCACTATGCTTCCTTGTTCAGGTATAAAACCATGTGATGGATTAAATACTATTCTTACTAAACTTGATAATATTACATGTTCTATTACAGATGATATAAATACTCTTCATGAAGACGTAACAAATATAACTGAAGATTTAATGATGATTACAGAAGATGTAATCAATACTCAAAATCAAATAGATATATGTTGTCCTGTATGTACTTTTACTGGAGTTTCAACTCAGTTACCAAATCCTACAACTAGCACTACTAGTAGTAGTACTTCACGAAGTACTTCTACTTCTACTTCTACAAGTACAAGCACAAGTACTTCTACAAGTACAAGCACTTCTACTAGTTCTACAAGCACTTCTACATCTACTAGTACAACACGCACAACTAGCACAACACGTACATCTAGTACAACTAGTACCTCTAGTACCTCTAGTAGTACAACAACAAGTACTACAACAGTGTGTGTAAATTGTACACCACATGATGTTGTTATTGGAACCCAAACATGGGCTGGTTGTAATTTAGCTGTTAGTACATTTAGAGATGGTACAGTAATACCACAAGTAACTGACCCAACTGCATGGACTAACTTAACCACACCAGCATGGTGTTATTATAATAATGATGTTACTACTGGAACAACATATGGTAAATTATATAACGCTTATGCAATGCTTGATACTGCTCATGGTGGTATAGCTCCTGTAGGATATCGTGTACCTACAAATACAGATTGGACTACCTTAACTGCTAATTTAGGTGGGGGAGCTTGGTTACCAAATTATGGAGGATCTACTTTTTATCAACCATTAATAGGAAATAAATTAAAAGAGATAGGAACTTGTCATTGGACATATCTAAATGGTGCAGCTACTAATAGTAGTGGTTTCACTGCATTTGGAGGAGGACTAAGAGATACTAATGGTAGCTTTAATTCACTT